TCCTTTATACAATTATAACACACACGCCAGGCGATGTCAACTAATTGGCCTTGCTATTTTCTTAATCGTAAACGGATAATTTGCATCTTTATAAAACCTCTTTCGTTCTGTTAAATGCCGTTTAGAATATTTTGTGCTTGCGGTAATGTCGTAGATGTTTACGTGATCTTTATCTTTTGCTTTCCGTACGCCGCGGCCGATTGACTGAATTACTCGAACAAAGCTTTTGCCCGGTTCAAACATTACAAGGTTAAAGATTCGAGGAACGTTAATACCGACCGCAGCAACACCGTATGTTGCAATCATGATTTTGTTATCGCTTGTTTTAACTTCGTCGTACTCTTCCTTTCGATCCTTTGTTTTAACTGCACCGGATATAAAAGGAACGTCAGGCTTGCCGGATAATAAGCTTTCTTGTGAGCTCAGCATTGTTTGTAATGCTTTTCCGCATTCAATTCTATCTACCAATACTAACGTATTTCCGTCTTCGGCGATTGCAGAAATCATGTCCGACACAAATTTTACACGATCTAAATTGGTAACTAGATACTTTAGTTCTTCTGCGTATGATCCAAACTCTTTCCACTCAGCAGTTTGAAGAATATTCACGTGGCAACTACTTAATACACCGAGTTCTTGCAGATCGCTTGCCTTGACCTGATGCACTACATCGCCTAAGGAAGATCGAATGGTTTGAAATGCAATCTCTTCCTTAGGAACTGTTCCTGTTAATCCCCATCTGATAGGAGTATTGCATAAGTTTTGGGTTAAAATTTTCTTTAGAACTTCGGCCTTTGCCATATGCACTTCGTCAACAATCACTGTGCTAACCCCGTCAAGGAATTCGGCTAAACTCAGCAGCTCAGAGTCATCTTTGCTCTTCTTATCTAAAATGTGCAAGCTTTGCCAGGTACAGATGGTATGTGTTTTATTGAGGTTTTTTCTGTCCCCGTAATATACACCGACGTCTAATTGGCAGTTAATAAAATCTTCTTCTGTTTGCTCTACGAGACTCTTATTAGGAACGATCACAATGGTTCTTCCATATTTCTCGCAAATCTTGGCCATAGTAGCAGTTGTAATAGTTTTACCGGCGCCAGTAGCAACCTCTTGGACACACTGCGGATTTTCAAGAAATTTGTTAATGATCTCGACTTGATAGTCTCGCAAACGAATTGGTTGTCCTTCTGCAACATGCCCTTTTGGCCAACATAGATTACCCCAGAATTCTGTCGTAATTTTTTCAAATTCTAACGGAGGGCTTGTACGCAGATCTTCAAGCTGGATATTAAAATTCTTCTTTTCGAGCTCTTCAAGGACCTGAGGCAACATAGAAAGATATGTCGTTCCACCTAAACCAAAAAAGCTAACACTGCCGTCCCATCTTCCTAACTTATAAGCAGGGCGGTATCGTGCAGTCGGATCTTCATACTTAAACTTTTTTACAAGAGACTTTCTCATATCTAAATCAAGACCCGAAATTTTCACGTTAACTTCGTCTTGAATTATAATCTTACAGCTCGGCAAAATCTGACTCCTTAATTGTTGTTATTCTTATTGCATTTGGATGGTATCTAATATAGTTACGCAATGTATAGTATGCCGAGTTTAATCCCAAGCACAGAACAATATCAAACGTTGTATCCGTTTCAAGTACTGGTTTTTGTAGCTTGCCGCTTAAGAAGACCACCTGTGTATTTTCGTCTAATCGGTTATTAAGAGAATGTTCTTTAATATAGTCGTTACACACCCTGCCGTAACTGCTATCTACTCTGAACAATGCAGACATTTGAGAGTTTTCTACTCCGAGGTTTTTAAAAAACTGATGCATTGCCTTAAGCTGACTTGCTTCCGACCCGCCAGGGATTACTACCAAAATTTTTCTATAGTAAGGAATTACGTATTCTATTTCGTCTAAAGATAGAGGAGAATTTTCACATTTTACCCCTGTGTCATTAGATGTTAATGCATTCACTAACGAATGATTTACGTCATTGGCGTTATTGACCGCTTGGGCCGTCGCCTCATCGTAGCAAGATATTCCATATCTCTTTGCAGAAACTAACGCTTCGATTAAAGAATTAGTATCTAGCTCAGGTATACCTTTTGCAGTATTGACAAATTTATACCGTCCATTTTCGTATGCTAACATCGGTATTGTAAAATCGAGTGACTTTTCTGCCTCGTAAATTAATGCCACTGCGTCAAGGAAAGCCTTGTCTGCTTCAAAACCCCAAGTTAACAACTTAGACACAAATTGCACATTTGGTTCGTTATATTCAAGTTTCCAACAGGCATTATTAGGGTCCCATCTCACGTAATTAGATTCAGGCCACGATAGTTCGGCTCGATACTTTTTAAAATGGGAATATATGTCGGTATTATACGGCGACTCGACTGTTATTTCCTTCTCATTACCGACGTCGATCACTTTAATTTGTTTATTTGTTTTTAGTACACGAATCGAACTAGAAAAGACCTGACCGGTGATGAGAGATTCAATAGTTGACATCGATAACCCAGTTTCTGCAATCAGACGTTGTTTGTATCTGCTAACCAACTTCAACGAAAACGCTCGTTGTTTTTCAGTTAGGCCACCAGTATCGGATAGTTGAGAAACCAGACTTTTGATTTTTTCTCGGTCGTCATAGTAAGGCAGAGAACATGCTAACGTTTGTAATAAGAACTCAATGTTCATGATTTATAAAAGATAATATGCACAGGACGTTGCCCTGTGCAGGTTATTAAACAGACGCGTCTTCGAGTCCAGCGGTTCTTAGTTTGACAATGTTTGTAATTTGCCATTGTTTTTGATCAATGGCTTTAATAATTCCTAACCATTGGTTTCTTAACAGTGCAAATTCGTTAATAATGCGTTCCATGTCAACTACATCTGATTCGCCGTCGACGTATTTTTCGACGTCTCGTGAACTCAAAGCTCTTTGATAGTTTTCGAGAAACTTTTTAAAAGTTTTTGACCTTAGTCGCCTAAGTTCTATGTTTAGAAGTTCAAGTATTGCTTCGATTTCCTGCAACTGATTGAATCGCTGTTCTACAATGCCAGGCAATTCCGAGGCTGCTTTTTCAACGTTGCCACGGAGTTTAACTTCAACCTTTGCCTGGTTTAATTCATTGTAAAAATGATCAATACAGGCAGGAAGATTAGCAATATCTAAGCTAACCTTCGCATACCAGTGCGCCATAATTAATCTTCGTCGTAATCGTACGAGTCAAAGTCGAGTTCGTCTTCTTCATCGTCGAACCCTTCATCTTCTGCAACCACTGCTTTAATTGCATCATCTAAATGGGCGTCGTACCCAATAAACCCTTCAAGAGTAGATGCATCAAAGTCTTTACCTAACAAGAAATCAACATATTGATTTGCTGCAACATCCTTATTCTTTTCCGGGATGTATTCTTTAAAAGTATCCCAAACTTCAATGATATCGTTTTCTTCCATTATTCTTCTCCAGATTCTTCGTCAATTAACGGTGCTTCTTCAGTTGTTGCAGACTGATGAGCTTGATGATCCCACTCATCCATAATTTTCTTTAACTTATCTTCAGTCCAGTTCTTTCTAAACTCGGCATGGATTTCTCCAGTTTGTTTGCTGGTATATGCAAGTTTGTTTCCGACCTTTGACAGAACTCCCATTTTTTCAAACATATCAACTAGCCCCGAGGTAGGTGACATGCCTGTTGAATACGGAATCTTTACTTGCACCGATTCAAACGGTTTCGCATATCGTGTTTTCATTACCTTACATGCGCTACGAATGCCAAGCACATCGCTAACTTTGTTTCCTTCATCGTCTTCTTTTAGCTTTAGTTTCTTCATAGCTACAACGATAGAACTTGCGTAAATGAAACCTTGCCCACCGGAAATTTTGTCGTCGGGATCGAACATATCTTGGCTTGCATAAGTGTGGTTAGTTGCAACTAAACCAACATTATAGCTACCAAACATATTAACACAGTTACGAACTAACGAAGTGAGTGCTTTCGGCTTGCGACCCATATCGCCCTTCATTTCGCCTGCTTCGAACTGATTGACATCAGTTGGGGTAAGTAACATACCCAACGAATCAATGACGAACAAGACCTTTGGACGATCCTCTTCGGGCATGTCGCGATAGTCTTTCATAAATTCGCTAATAGTTTTTGCCACATCGTCGATCATTGCCATGTTTAACTTTAGCAACTTTTCTTCACTTGTGTCAACACCTAATGCGTGGAGCCATGCTTCGTCGAGTGCATTTTCAGAATCGATTAGGATTACAAAAATGCCTTGCTCTTGTGCATTCTTAATAATGTTCCCGGAACAAATATACGACTTTCCGGCGCCAGACTCACCTGCAAACACCACAACCTTGCCAAGAGGGATGCCCTTGTTAAAGTCACCGCTAATTAAGTAATTTAATGCGTAATTCCCTGTACTAACCCAATCTGTAGGGTCGTTAAATCCAATACCTAAGCCTGCAATAGACTTAGTGATGCTTTTTCTAAACTTACTGATATCAAAACTCTTTGCCATTTTAGCCCTTTATTATTTTTAGAGGTAGGGACCCGTATATAGGGGGCACTGCCCCCTATATAGATTGTAAAACTAATTACTTTTGACGATTACGAATTGCTGCAAGAATGTCTTGAGCGCGAGAACTTGCAGATGCGCTCGGAGCAGGAGTGGACTGTTCGGGTTCAGACACTGCTACTTGAGTATCTTCAACTTCAACTACTTGTTCGGGTTGCCTTGCAACCGGAGCAGGTGCTGCTG